GCTGCTGTCCTGCTAAGTTAGCATCGGCGGCTAATTTAGCATCCTGCATTGCCATTGCATTGTAGTAAGCAGCCATTTGAGGGTTAGATGCTTGTAAGCCCGGAGCACCTGCACCATAGCCTGCTGTAGTAGCACCAGTAGCAAGACCTAATCGACCTTGTTGTTGCTGTTGGTTAGTGATACGTGCCAGTTCTTGCTCACGCCCCGGAGCTAACAAGCCTTGCTGTTGAGTCAGATAGTTCTGAGCTACAGCTTGTGGTGTCTCGCCAACGTACTGCTGACCAAGGTTAAACAATCCCTGACCTGCTGTAGTAATTCCCGGTTGAAATGCCTGAGCTTGTTGAGCCTGTGATAGGCCTGTGCCAGCCATACCGATCAAGCCTTCACGCATTGCAGCAATGTCAGGAGCTACTTGATAGCCTGCACCAGTGAGTTCACCTTGAGGGCCATACTGGAAGCCTGACTTACCGAAGCGAGTAGTAACACCTACAGGGCGGAACTGAGCCATTTGAGCAGCTTGGTTAGCCGAGGATGTAGCATTACCAGCAGCTTGGTTAGCTGCATAGATAGTACCTGCTGCTTGTAAGGCAGGATTAATCAATTGTGTCAAGTCCATCAGTATGTACCCCCATCAACTGTGCCAGTAAAAGTACCCGAGACAGTCAAGTTAACCATAGTTGTAGTACCTGTGAAAGCACCGTTGTTAGCATCACCCTTAGAGCTGATAGCTGAGGCAATGTTGTCATACTCGGTATTGATCTCAGTGCCTTTGATAATCTTATTAGGATTACCTGTAACTAAGCCATCTTTAATGGCAAAGTTAGTTGATTTTGTATAGTTAGCCATGATTAGCGAGTCTTTCCTGTTTTAACGTAAACGTCTAGCTTCTGAATGGATACAGGTTTCTCAAACACAGTAGTTTCAAAACCTAATTGAATAACCTTACCTGAGCCACCAATGTTGATAACCTTGTTGTCGAAGGCAGAACCACCGTATTCACCAATGTTATATTCTGCAATGTTGTATTCAGCTACAGCAGCATTAGCAAGGGAGAACTGTCGGCTGTTAAGAATGTCTGAATAATCGAATCCAAACTTTAACACTACACCGTAGCCTTGACCACCAATAACTGTAACGCCTACCTTCTTCATAATCTTGATGACTGTAGGAGCTGCAAAGTCAAAGTAGTTAGTATAATAGCGCAGCAGATAACTATCAGTGTTGTCCTTAAAGCCATCATACTTACCAATGTAACCAGCCTTACCTACCAGTAAATCTTTGTTACGAAGATACTTCATTGCTGTAGGAACCAAGCCATCCCATGTTGTAGTTCTGTTAGCACCATTCTCAAGCATTACCCTCATGTCAAAGCAGTACACTAACTGACGAGCAGGTAACGACAACAAATAGAAGGCATCCTTATCGGAATACACAGCCCTAATCTCATCAGGGTCTTCTAACACAATCTCAAACACCAAGTCATCACGTACGTTAGCGCTGATGTCTCGCATAGGTGCTGACTTCTCTTGGATGGTACGCATTAAGGATTTAACACCAGCATCCGACAAGAATAAGACATCACCACCTGTAACTACTACGGAATCTCTAGCGAAGCATCCAGTGCCTGTGATAGCATCAGACAATGTAAGCTCATTAGGATTATTAGCATTGGCATAGATCAGAATCTGTCTACGACCAAAGACAATCAGGAAGTTGTTATGAGCAGCTAAGGCTATGATCTCATCGCCACCAGCAGGCCACACCTGAGATACATCTAAAGTACCAGCAGTACCTGTGCTCAGAATGTGTCCCGATAACAGGTCTGAGAACTGAATGATACTCTTGTTGGTACTGTTATAAGCACTCCAAGTACGACCATAGGCACTGATCACACAGTTGTTCTGTAACACTGTACCTAAGTATCCTGACTTCTCAGAGATACGTCTGTAGGTTGTTGTACTGACCGCAGGGTCGAACACCAGAGGATCATGGCCTGCCTGATACATATACAAACAACCATTCAATGAAGCCATTTGCCAGTTACTGTCTGTGATCGTAGGAGCTGTACTGCCACCACCGTAGGTCAACTCAGTTAAGGTAGAACCATCTAGTTTAAATAACTTATTGTTACCTGCGGCTACAATGTACGAGACACCAGCTACAGTAATCAATTCATCAATAGCTTTGACTAAGGCTGTACCTAATGTGGCATCAGTTTCGTGTGATGGAACCCAACCCTTACGAGCACCAATACGACCAAACTTATCAATGACACAGTTATTAGCTACAGTAGCAAACCCATCCTCTAACGTAATGGAAGAGTCTTGGGTGTTAACTCCTTTGAAGCCGGGAGCAGCAATGGTTGTCGTTAGGAGTTTAGCTACCATGATTAAACACCTGTCCAGACTACCTGATCTTCATGTCGATTACGCTCAATAGCAATAGCATCAGCAAGAGCTAAGCGATACTGTTGATAGACTTCACCAAAGGCTGATCCACCATCTTCACCACGCTCACCAATAGCTTTAGCATAGGCTAACATTTGAACCAAGTGAGCAGGTACGATTAAGTTATCACTGTTATTAGCCAGATCAAGTTGAGGTACATTTAACTCAAAGCGAAGCTGATACACTGCATCAGGTTGAGGCCATACATCTACCTTAGTATCTCCACCTGATGTAGCACCGTTGTAGCTGTAGTAGCACGGAGCAGCATCTTGCACAGTACCTGTGTAGTATTGACGATTAAGCCATGTCTGTGCAGCCTGACGCATAGGAACATCCTCTGTGTCATTAATCACATCTTCTGTCTTGAATCTATCACCAGAACCTGTCAAAGTATAGTTACGCTGACCGGGAACAGTAGGGACGATAATGGTGGTAGCTAAAGCATTCCACTCATGTGCATCCTCTACTTCCCGCTTAGCATCGTTAACAAACACACCAATCAAAGAGCTATAAGGAGTGTCCTCAACTGAAGATACCTCAGTTTCCCGCAGCCTAATGAGTACGTTGTTAACCAGTTGTAAATAGGTCGAAGCCATCCTTATGTTCCTTTAATTATATACATCAATAGTATACCAGAAATTTAACTATTTGTCAATAGGTAAACTAATTTATTTACTCTTCTTCTTTTTGTCTTTGTTCTTCTTGGTACGGCTACCACGCTCAGGCATAGGTGTTTTGTAAGGCATAATATATTCTCCTATTAGTTATTAAGGTTGTTCAGGCCAAGTGATAGTCCAAGGGAAGCCCTCTTGTGCAGTCACATCACGCAATTCTTGGCGGTATGTAGCCCATGCAGCTTTGTCCACTGGAGCGTCCAGCAGAGCGTCAGCTACCTGAGTCCAGTCGCTGTCCTTGAGCTTCTCACCACGCTGTTGACGCACAGACTTAGCCTGTTCAGCGTCTTTAGCGGCCTTGTAAGCGGCTTCCTGTTCAGCAGCAGTAGCCTCTTCATTGTCAGTAAAGACAGGGCCAAGGATGTACTTGGTGTACCACTTGCCATTGATCTGCTCCACACCAGCGGCTTGGCTGTATTGGTAGACCGTGCCGCCAGTTGCTTGTGGACCTTCAAAGACTACATCACCACCGAACTTGTTGATGATGGCCTCTGTCAGTTGGGCAGGGAAGCCTGTGTTGGGGAACAGTGCACGAAACTCGTTCTCGTACATCACTGTGCCTGTTTCTCTTACTCGTACTTGCATTGATTACTCCTATCAGGCTATTGCCCATACTAAATAACTTACTCCGCTGGCGTTCAAGCTACACGTTGACTCTTGGTTTACGATAAAACCGCTTGAGGCAGTGTCAATTGCATCAGCCGATGTAACCTCTGCTGCTGTCGAGTTTAGCTGCAATGCTGGATCATTGTTGGTAACAATTCCACGTGCAGAATCAAAAGTCCACCACGACCCTGTAGTGCTAGTTGCCTTGATGCACACAAATCTTGCGCCACCAGTAAACCCGCAATTAATAGTTCGACCTGTTGTGCCATCTCCTACATAAGAATTTATGTATTGCACGCCGGGGCAGGTTGCAAAGAGGTAGGCTACGTAGGTATTACCTGTGGCATTAGTTCGTGCGTCCCCGTAGCCAAACGTGATGCTGGACGCTGACACAGCCCCTCCGTTTGAAGGGTCAAGGTTGTTGGTAAATCCAAAACTGTCTGTGGTGTTTAGATACCCTCGATTGCTGTAAGTGCCATTCAAAACTGTGCAAACAGACCAATTGGTCGCAGTCGAACTGATCGTGCTTGCACTTCGGCACTTCACAATAACAAGTTCAGGAGAAACCCCCAGGTTGTGGCTTACGGCCTGCGGTGTGGTATTGTTGATTGCCCTCAACCCGTCATAGCAAACCTCATCAAAGAAGCCGGGGGCGCGGCGGAATGCCCAAGCCCCTTTACTTTGCCCAGAAGCATTCCAATAATTTGAACCGTCTGATCCAGTTACAAACCCCGTATTTGTCATGCTTGAAAGCATTTTGTTGACGTTTGTGTTGTAATCGTCAGCGTACGTCAGGTTTGTATATAACGTCCTTGTAACACCACGCAATCTATCAATAGTATCGTGGTCATTACCACTAGGGTTCATTTGAATTAGTAGATCAGGCTGAATTGTTGTGCTGACTGTGCGATTTGCTGTGCCGTCTCCAGTGTAAGTAATAGCGTTGTAAACACTCGTCCCATCCGTAGGCACTTTCATCGGGCCACGGCGTATGGC